TTTAGTTAGAGCACATACAGGAAGTGCTAAACTTGGATGCCTTAAGAAGTAAAAGGGTAATAAAATACTATAATCCCAATCCTGTGTTACGTTGATGTAACTTCCGTGTCCGGATAAGAAGTAAAGTGTTTGTTTTATATCATCTTCGTTACTATGTATATTGTTATACATGTGTATGTAATCCCCTGTTAAACGTTGGATAGTTTGACCACCGATACGTAAATCGACGTAGTCTATTATCTGAGCGGCTATAGATTCCCTGTAACTTACTATTTTAATGTCTATTTGACCACCCATACCGGGCTGGCTATCACAATAATAGTATAAATTTGATGGTGTACTCGAACTATATGACGGTGTAAAAGTAACCGTAGATGTACCCGGGTTCGTAACACCTGTTGTATAATCTCCAAACAGTGGTACACTAAATCTATAAAATTCACCACTAGAATATCTCAGAGATACTTTACCGGGGTACGTTGTAGTATCAATAACAGTCGGGGCATTATCACCTGTATCATTATCAGACCAGGTAAAAGGAGATACTTTCAAAACTTTTATCGTGTTGGTTGTTAGTGTTGCACTAAACCAAGTGTTCGTCGAATTGTCCCATAGTTTATACACGTAATGTGTTGCTGTATCCAAAGTTGAGTACCTCTTATAATTATAAATAGTACCGACACCGTCAACAGGTGGTAAATCATCGGGTGGGTTACCATCGAGTGATCCTGCAGCAAATCTAAACGGGTTTCCACTTGCATTGTCGAAAGTATACGTTGTACCTTCATAAAGTGTAAGTGTTGCCTGTTCGACACCATCGATAAAAAATTTATTACCTGATGCCGAAACTGTAAATGTTTTATCTGGTGCTGTAGGTCTGGGTAAAGTAAATTTAAGCATCATACTTCTAATCAGATCACCCTTATTCCTTGGTATGTTACACTCGAACGAAGCATCGAAATCGGGGTCGCCGTTAAATGGGGTTTCTACGGCTTCGATTGAAAATTTTGTGTGTCGTTTATAATTCATCAGGAAATATGAAAATTCGGGTTCACCAGTAAGCCATTGGTCCTGGATACCAGTGACGGCAAGGTTTAATTTACCAGCCATTCTTACTCTATGTGAGTAAAATTTTATAAATTAAAACGAGGCGTTAAGTTAAATGAATCTTCAATTGAGAAAGTTCAAACCTGAAAGAATGGCAGACGATAAAGTTTGTGTTTTTATAGGTAAACGTAACACGGGTAAATCTACACTCGTTACTGATATTCTGTACCATAAGAAACATTTACCAGCAGGAATAGTCTTATCCGCCACAGAAGAAGGTAACCATTATTATCAACAATATATACCAGATCTTTTCATATACGGTGATTACGATAGAGAAGCTATAGAACGTGTTATGGATAGACAGAAAAAGTTGGTCGGTTCTGGTAAAACAAATTGTGGTGCATTCCTGTTATTAGATGATTGTATGTACGATTCGAAGTTCATGAAAGATACATGTATTAGACAGTGTTTTATGAATGGACGACACTGGAAGATATTTTTCATGTTAACTATGCAATATTGTATGGATCTTCCTCCCGCTCTTAGAGCAAACGTCGATTACGTGTTTATTTTGCGTGAAAATATAATTCAAAATCGGGAGAAATTGTATAAATCGTTCTTTGGTATTTTTCCAACATTTGAGATGTTTAATAAAGTAATGGATTCGTGTACCGAAAATTACGAGTGTTTAGTTTTAGATAATACGTCTAAGAGTAATCGAATAGAAGATTGTGTATTTTGGTATAAAGCGACACTTCGTAAAAACTTTAAGGTAGGTGCGCCTCAGTATTGGCAAACACATAAAAAGATGTTTAATCCTCGACATGGTAATCTGAAAATCGGTGATAGAAACACAGTTAAAAAGACGACTGCATTAAAGGTTATTAAGAAAAAATGATACGACTTTTTTCTAGACGATTAAGTTCAGCGTTAAATATATTCCCATTACCAGCACCAGCTCTAATACCCATGTATACTGAAATAAAAAAAGCACCACTTTCATCAGGTGAAAGTGATGAAGGGTACCGTATAATGGTGGATGTTTGTCACATCACAAAAACTATTTACATCGACGAAGACATGTGTGATTACGATAAGTTAAACGATTTACCGAGAATTGTAAAAGCGTTTGGGTGTTTATACCCTAACTATAATTTGAAGAGTTAATTATTTTAAGTTGTTATATTAAATGATAAGTGTTGTTATATTAAATTGGAAACGACCGGATAATATAGTAGACCATATATTACCAAAACTTGTTAATTACAAATTGGTTTCGGAAATTATCATATCCCATGGTAATAGTAAAACATATTTTCAAACACCCGAACTTAACATTGTTAAACATTACCAAGATGAAAAATTAAACGCAAATTTAGGTGTCGCTTTACGATTTTCGAGATCGTGTGATGCAAAAAACGATTGTATTTTAATAATTGATGATGACATGTTACCTTCTGAAAATTACGTTAATCGAATGTATAAAGAGTACAAAAAGAATCCAAATGTGGTTATAGGTTCAACAAAAAGATACGTTTCTGCAACGAATGGGTATTCGATTAAAGGTTTTTTACCAGATGATCAACAAATTGTATTAACCCAGATTTTAATGACAAATAAAACGATATGTAAAGATTTCATGAATGAAAAAAATAAGATGAATGATTTCGCATTGAAAGCTAAACCAGTGTGGAATGGTGAAGATATATTATTCAATTTAATTTACATTAAAAATTATAATAAAACGCCTATTCACCTAAAACCAAACGGTGATGATGTAACAAAATTAAAAACCAATAACGCAATAAGCAGTGATGCAGGACATCACGAATATAGACAAAATTTTTCAAAAGCTGCTTTAGAACGATACGATATTGATACTATCAATTATATACATACAAATGTATTAGTTTTTGTAATTGTAATACTTTTATTGATAATTTACATAACCAGGTAAATATTCAGGCTAATGCGTAAACGTAAAAAATCAAAAAACTCTATACATATAAATGTCGACCGACGTGAGTACTTTAAACCTTTCAGATAATAGCGATGGTATGGTAGCATTAAATAATAACATGTCTACTAATTTTATTGAAAATAATCAACAACCTGTTATAGAACCGCCGAATATTGTATCTGAAAAAAATATTGATTTTAAACAAAGTACTATGGACTCTACTCCAATTCAAGATGTTATGCAACCAGAAGCGCCACTCGAACCACCAATGATGGCGGTTGATCCACGAATGACACAGGCGCAAGCACAAGCGCCAATGATGGGTCTTCAACAACCAACTGAATCGAGAAAAAATACTTCTAGCCAAAACCCATTTAATTTAACTGATGACCAGTTTCAAGCTCTCGTGGTCGCTGTGTGTACTGCGATAGCGATTAGTAAGCCAGTTCAAGAAAAACTCGCAAATTTCGTACCACAATTTCTTAACGACCAAGGGAACCGAAGTGCCGTTGGTTTGGCTTCGACTGGTGCAGTCGCCGCCGTAGCATTCTTTTTGTATAAAAGATACTCTTAATCAGAATTAAAGTGGGAATACATTTTATCACCACCAAACAATAAATAAGCAATTATAAACCCAATGGTTAATCCTAATGCTCGAAGTCCAATAACAGCCACTGTACTCCGTGTATTTTTACCGAACCTAACAAAATCTTCTTTAATGTTTTCGTTTGTTTCTGTGATTGTAAGTGTAAAAAGTAAACCTATTATAGTCGATATTAAAAGAAATGGCATATCCAGGGAAAGACGACCCCACACTTTACCACCTCTTGGCATCATACCCAAAACGTTAGGTATAACAACCAATAAAACGATCACATTAGACCAGTATTCACTCGCGAGTAGTGGTACACTGGATAAAGATAGAATTCCATTCCATAATAAAATAGCTTTTGCTAAATCAATTTTAGTCGCTGACATTATTACATTTACCTTAGATTATTTATCCTGAACGTGTTTACCACAAAATTGAGTTTTGTTTGGTATTTCTTTATATATTCCGAGTTGAACGCACATGTCTCTTAATTTTTTAAAATTAGTCCAATACTCTTTATTGTGAGAATAATCATCGACCGTTGAGTGTGCGAGTTCGTGTATTAATACGTGGAATATTTCATTTGTATTTCCATCTAAACATAAACCAATTTCGTTACCTTTATTCGTATTGTATCCAATGTGTCCCCTTGTTCTGTGATACATTGTTAATGGTATTTCGTGACGTAAAATCTCGAACTCTTTATGCCCTGTGGTTTTGATATGTTCTCTGAGAATTCTATACTTTTCTCGTATTTCTTTGACTTTACCTGACTCTTTTGTGTTGGTGTATATATACACGTTTATGATAATGAGAAGTAACGCGACTATCATTTTACCATAAACTTACATTAAAATTATAATTAAAGATACGGTCAGATTATTATACATGACGTATGAATTACTCCAAGAATGTCTCAAAGATCATTCTGTATCTGATATAGCTAAAAAACTAAATATAGTTAATGGTACTATAAACAGATGGATTTTACTACGCTCCGTTCCATTGAATTATACTTTCGATTTACATAAGGTATTAGGTAGGGATATAGATTATACTGATTTTACGTATAAACAAAAGGACCAGTTTTTTACTCCAAATGATATGGCAGAAAAGTGTTGGAAAAAGTTTAACGAAATTGTTACTACTGATATAAACGATTATACGTTTATAGAACCATCTGCTGGTGATGGGAGTTTCATGAAAGTTTTACCAAAGAGTACTATTGGTATAGATATCGAACCTAGATACCCCGGTGTTATAAAACACGATTACCTAACATGGAAACCGGACGATTTAAACCAAAAATATATAGTTTTCGGGAATCCGCCTTTTGGTTTGAGAGGGCATTTAGCACTTAATTTTATAAATCACTCGTACGATTTTTCGGATTACGTGTGTTTGATACTTCCTCAATTGTTTGAGAGTGATGGTAAAGGGTCTCCTCGGAAAAGGGTATCGAAATACAATCTCATATTTAGTGAGAAAGTAACGGGACTGTTTCATTCACCCGACGGAGAACGCACAAAAGTTAACGGAGTATTTCAAATATGGTCTAAATATACAGAAAATCCGGAATACGCGATTCGGGAGATGGACGATACGCATTTAAAAATATACTCAATGTCTGATGGTGGTACAGTTTCATCGACGCGGAATAAAAACATGATTGGAAAGTGTCATATTTATCTACCGTCAACGTGTTTTGGTAAAGAAAATATGAAGGTGTATACATCCTTTGAGGATTTACCCGGGCGTAGAGGGTATGGTATTATTTTTAATAAAGATGTAGATGGTATGATTAAAAAGGCAAATACTATTAAATGGCACGAAGTTAGTTTCATGTCAACAAACTCAGCCTATAATTTAAGGACTTCGTCAATTCATAAATCTCTGATTCAAGCGGTTCAGTTATAATTTTAGCTCGTAGAAATTTACCAATTTTATAAAGATCGTCGTTTTCGGTTATTTTGATCGTAATACCGGCCTTTATACAATTGCTTATCGTTTTAGGTGAAAAATCAAGTTTGTATTGATCGAACGCCTTTTTCCTTAAATGAGCTTTTTTACCGAGAATAGCGTGTTCTTTTTGTAAAGATAAATCGAAATCTTTTAAAACTGTTACATATATATTGTTCGGTGCAATATCAACAAATACCCAAAAATCACTTTCCCCCGTGTTTCTAAGATTTTCGTGTTGAAATGAACCTTGTTCGCCAAGCCTTGCAGTCTTCACCTCGATTTTCTTCCCACCAATGAGCATGTCATATACCTTTCCGTTATCATTTAAACTCGAAAGTTTTTTCTTATCCCAAATACACTCGATTATATTTTTATTGCAAATTGAGTAGATTAAATCTTCTCCTATTTGACCGACTTCGTCACACGTAAGATCGCGTACTTTTTCAAATCGGGTCCCTTTCCACATGTTTTTCTTGCCAGAAAACTCACTGACTTTATTTTGTAAATATTCAAATGTATTCATGATTTGTTTTACTTTTTTTTAATTTAAAAAACTACTTAGGTATAAAAATATTAGATAAATGTATATGAGTAACTCCAACTCCAACGTTCCCCAGGCACTTCGTAACCTTGGTGTTAGGAACATGAATATTACATCCCTTGATCTAGAAAATAGAAACTTAACCAATTTACCATCATCTGTTGGTAACCTTAAAAACCTTAGGAATCTTGACTTGGCTGGTAATAATTTAACCTTAATACCACCACAAATTGGTAACCTTAAAAAACTAGAGCAACTTGATTTGAACGGTAATAATTTAACCTCATTACCATCATCTATTGGTAAACTTAAAAACCTTGTGTATTTTTCGATGGATGGTAATCGTTTAACCTCATTACCATCATCTATTGTTAACCTTAAAAATCTACAGGTACTTGAGTTGGATGGTAATTATTTAACCTCATTACCATCATCTATTGGTAACCTTAAAAAACTTACGTTTTTAAATTCAGGAGATAATATATTAAACTCGTTACCAGAATCAATCGGTAAACTTACAAAACTTGAAGTACTTAGATTGTCTGATAATCATTTAGAATCGGTACCACGACAAATCGGTAACCTTAAAAATCTTACGTTTCTTGGATTGGCTTCTAATAGATTAACATCGATACCAAAAGAGATCGGTAAGCTTACAAAACTCGAGGCAATTCTTTTAGGCTTTAATAAGTTAACCTCGTTACCAGATGAGATCGGTCGTCTTCCAAACCTGAGATCCATTTATATACATAGTAACCCAAAC